GTCGCCAACGGCTAACGGCGCAATCGTATCTACAAATCCAATTTCAACAATGGGTAATACGACAGTGCCGGAAACAACAATCAACAGCCTTGAAGAGTTTACTGTTGAACTCGCAAGTAACTCACGTGCTGTTGATAAAGTTGTATTTTACTGGACGGCCGCGACGCTGAATCCTGATTATAGACTTAAGGATAGATTAGATTACAAAGAAGGTCTTGGTTATCCGCGTGACCCAGAATGGCACTATTATATTTGGGGTGATGGAACTATCGAACGTGGTATTCCTATCGGTAAACCTGGACCAGATCCTGACATAACGTCACCCAATAGTATTGATATTATCGTTGCTGGTGGTTCATTCGACGATGGTGTAACATATACACAAGATGCCGTCACACCTCAAACAAAAGAATCAACAAAGAGACTTATCGCAACGATATATAACGTATATCCTGGAATAAAAATGATTAATGCAGCTGAATATCCTGATTATGAGGGATGGGAAGAAGCCAATCTGCTCGCACCTGGTTTTGATCTTGATACATTCATTGAAAACAAATTGGGTAAAAGTAACGTTAAACAACCTGTAATACAAAAACCCGCAACTAATAAAGACCTTGGTCTACCTACTGGCGGAGGCGTTAAATATGGTAATAAAAATGCAGGAAATCCACGGCCTTTAAATATTCAACCCCAACTAATGGCAATACTCGAAGGTGCTCATAGAGCAACTGGATTTACGATGGTTATTACAAGTGGTGGACAGTTGCCTGGACAGGGAACAGGTTCTGTTAGACATAATTATGGTTGGGCTGCAGATTTACGAGTTTTTGATGCAAACGGCAACAGAGTAAACTTTGGGGTTAATAATCCCCCACCGGACGTTTTAAACTTTGCTAGATATTTGGCAAGCCAAGGTATTACTGGAATGGGCGCTGGTCCTACATATATGGGGGGAAATCTACACGTTGATATGGCGTGGGGAAGAAATCCGGGAACAAGCTCTTCCAGAAGATGGGCTGACGCCAAAAAAGGCGGAACAGATAGAGCAGCGCAGTGGCTAAAAGATGTAATGAGATATAGAGACAACACATGAGCAATAGAATTGATAATTTAGATCCCCGTAATGCCGGTTCAGGAAATTTAGCTGCTAAATATCCTAAAGAGTCCTATGAAAATGCATCATCTTTAAATCACTCTGCAAAGCAAAGTGTTTCTATAAATGAGTTAAATATTCCAGGAACTGTTGCAGGAGTAGACTTAAGCAAATATCGTGGCGGTATTCAATCTGAATATCCGCTTAACCAGGTTATTGAAACTGAGAGTGGTCACGTCATTGAATATAATGACAGCACAACAACTCCTAGAATTCTAATTAAACATGCTGATGGTTCTGGCGTTGATATGCGTCCAGACGGTAGCATCATTGTCGTTGCACAAGGTGACGGATTAGTAGAAGTTGTCACAGGTGGCCATAAAATGGTTATCACTGGTGATGGGCAACTTAATTACTCTGGTAATCTCACGTTGAATGTCGGCGGTGATTTTAATGTGAACGTTGGTGGTTCGTATAACGTCCAAGCAAAAGACGAAACAAAAACAATCAAAGGTCCGTCAAGAGACTTGTATTACGGAAGCAAATACACATCAATTGTTGGTAGCAGACAAGACACATATACTGGAAGCTATACAAATACTACAATGGGAAGTATTACGCAGTTCGCAAAAGTAGATTACAAACTAGCAGTTGGTGGTAGTGCTACTGTTGCAGCAAAGGGCGCAATTGCAACTACATCTGAAGCACAGATTGTTCAATCTGCTCCCGACATTAATATCGCTGCAGAAAGCATTTCAGTGTTTGGCTCCTCAGGTAACATCGGCGGTGAAAATGTTATTATGCATAGTTATAACTCATATGTTGGGCACAGCTTATGGGCTGGGGAAACTGTTAATACGAAAACAGTTACTGGTACACAATCAGTGAATGCTGTTACGTTGAGTGGATATTTCGTAGGAGATCTTGAGGGAACTGCCCAAACATCTGCTGGCTCATCTTCATTCACTTCGCAAGGTCATTCCGCTGATGCATCATTTGATACAACAGGTCAAACAGCAAAAGCAACAACTGCCGTTATGACTGAATATCTGACAAAGGGCGCATACGGCATTAAGAAGGTTACAATTGATAAGGGCGATCATCTTAAAAATGCATTTGATAAATCAGCTGATACTGGATACGTTTCCAGAGAAACTTTGACAACACAAGAAGTTCGTGCGAGAAAAAGAGATACTGGCCACCACACAAATCAGAAGTTTAATAATTATCAGGTATCTACTGGTAATATGAACCCTAAACATTCTGATACAGTTCCGGCCGAAGTTATCGAAACACGTGATCCTAAACAGCTTACAGTGACACCAAGAACAACAGTTTCAAGTTCGAGTGACCCAAAAGCAAGAGTCATTGCATCAGTTAATACACAAACTGCTATTGTTCCAGACACACAATATGATCCAAATGGCGTTCTAAATGTTACTTCAAGCACATTGCTTGCGGCAGGCATTTCATTAAGTCAGTTCTTATATGGCAAAGGCGATCCAGGAAAGCTTGATCCTTCTAAAACATTGAATGAAAAAATTCAGATGCTTAGAAATCTATATCCACAAGCAGAGTTTGTAAGCAGAATTCGAAAAGATAAAGAAGAGTTTAAGGGATATAACCTTGAAATCGTCGAAGGCGTCTATATGAAAAATGACGTTGAGGTTTTAACAGCAGGAAGCGTTCTTGATTTAAGAACAAAAGGACGAGCAGTTGTATACGAACTAACTGGGCTAGATGGTGTTGTTGATACTGATAAAACATTTGAACTTGCAACTTGGATTGTAAAAAATATCAAGTTTGAAAAAATGATTCTTGACTATGATACGTATGATCCATCTGGCGATTTAAATGTTCAGATTGTTCTTATTATGCCTTCTATACCAAAAGACTGGAAAGCAACTTATGATATGACTGTTGAAACAGTATTTAATGGTAAGGTTCAAGGTAAAGAGATTATGATGCTTGCAACTGAACCTAAAAATGAGCCATCGGCAGAAGAATCAGTTGAGGAAACTGGAGAAAACGAAAGTGATGACGGTCAAGAACCTGATGAAGAAGCAGGCAATGCATATCCGTTTATTCACCCAGAAGATCAGACCGAGCAGGGCCCAATTCACACATTTAATACTGGTGATTCTAGGGTTGATTACAAAGGTAAATTCAAAAGGCCATTCAACCTACCAGCCAAGGAAGGCGATTATGTTATCACAAGAACCAATGACGATAACGGCGAGATCTTCATCTATGTGTGGCAGGACACTGATAAGTTCTGGTTCCCGTTCACGATTCCTAGCTTTAAAGCTGATGGCGGCGAAGTTCCATTTGAAAACCTAAACTTTATTAAGAGATACCCATCTTAAAACTATATAAATACTTCAAAGGTTAGGAAGTAACATGGCTAGAAAATATTTCTCAATAGAGGATGGTGATCTACAAACTAGAAGTCTCGTTACTTCTAGAAATAGACTATATTCAGATATTGATTTAACATTTGCTAAAAAAGCATCTGGTGACGTATATAAGAAAAATGATGCAGCTGCAGTAAAGCAAGCGATTAAAAACTTGTTGCTTACAGACTTGGGTGAAAAGCCATTTAATCCATACTTTGGTGGTGGCTTAAATGCACTACTTTTTGAATTAGCTGATGATGAAAGTAATGTTCTGATCGCTGATCAAGTTGCATTTGCATTAGAAAACTTTGAACCAAGAGCTAAACTGATTTCGGTTTCGCCCAATGTTCAACCAGACAGAAACACAGCAAGAGTCCAGATCGTATTCCGAATTATAAATACGTCCGAGGAAGTGACTTTTGAAACAACAATTACAAGGCTAAGATAATATGGCAGTTAGTATTAAATCAACAGACCTTGATTTTAATAGAATCAAAGAGCAACTAAAAACACACTTTCTTGCCAGTGATGAATTTGCTGACTACGACTTTGAGGCTTCTGGTCTATCGAATATCCTTGACGTTCTAGCATATAACACTCACTATAATGGTTTGATTGCAAACTTTGCATTAAATGAGTCATTTCTTACTACAGCCCAACTGAGAAGTTCCGTTCTTGCTATTTCAGAATCACTGGGTTATATTCCTAGGTCGAAAACTGCAGCATATGCAACGGTAGGTTTATCAGTAAGTATCACAAATCCGAGCAGACCAGGAACATTAACATTGCCGGCCGGTTCACAATTTACTTCGACTGTTGAAGATGTATCATATATTTTCCAAACAATCGAAGATCATATTGCGGTTGACAATGGATCTGGCTTTTATCAATTTTTAACTTCTAGTGGATCTCCCACGATTTATATCTATGAAGGTACATTTAGAACTAAAACGTTTATCGCAGATTCAATATCAACGCCTGTTTATATTATTCCAGACGATACTATCGATACATCAACTGCATCGGTTCAAGTTTATGCGTCTAGAAATGCAGAACTTTTTGAAACGTATCTTCCTTTGGCATCCGCCCAGAACGTAACCGCGGATACGCGATATTATACACTAAGAGAAGCCCCGAATGGAAGCTATGAAATCACATTCGGTGACGGTATTACGACAGGTAAAACACCGCAACCAGGTGAAGTTATCCGAGTAACATATCTTTCGACAAGTAATGTTGCAGCAAATGGCGCCAGAGATTTTATTTCTCAAAGTGAAATAACAGTCGATGACACAGATTATGCTATTGCAGTCACTACACTTTCAAGGGCTGCTGGTGGTTCTGATAAAGAATCAATTAAATCTATTAAATCGAACGCACCGATTTCATATGCATCACAAAATAGACTTGTAACTGCAAATGATTATATTGCCCTTATTATAAGAAATTTCGGAAGTTTTCTTAATGATGTTACTGCATGGGGCGGAGAAGATAATGTTCCAGCAGATTTCGGTAATGTATATGTGTCTTTGAAGTTTATTGAGAATACGACAGAAGCGGTAAAGCAGGTTGTGAAGGATGGAATCGTATCGAATCTATCAGACAACCTTTCAATTATGTCTATTGATACTAAGTTTTCGGATGCCATAACAACTTATATTGAAATAGAAACATTTTTTAACTTTGATCCGTCACTAACAAACGTTACTGCAGGTACAACTGAAGGTACTGTGCAAACGCTTATTAGAGATTATTTCACGAAAAATCTTAATAAGTTTAATACGACATTTAGACGTTCACAGATTTTAGCAGATGTTGATGACATAAGCGAAGCTATTCTTAACTCTCGAATGAATGTTAAAGTTCAGCAAAGAATAACTCCAACTTTGTCACAAAATCTTGCATATTCTCTTCAATATCCTGTTGCACTTGCAGCGCCATTGACAACAACACACACTATAACATCAACTCTATTTAACACAAATGGTAAGACATGCACAATCAGAAATAGATTGGGCTCAAACATTCTTGAAGTTGCCACGGCAGAGGGTGAAATAGTGGTTACGAATATTGGAACATATAACCCGGTAAGTGGATCGGTTAATATTGTAAGCTTAGCGCCAACATCTATCATCGGGGCAGCGTCATATATTAAAATATCTGCAGTTCCCGCTAATCAAAGTACGATAAGACCGTTAAGAAACTATATTCTTACACTTGATACTGAAAAATCATTCGCATCCGCACAAATTGATTATCAAGAGATTAGAGTAACGCTGTAATGTCAAATAGATTTGATTATAACGGAAGACTTCCACTTAATCTTATCATTGATAAGACAAAGGAAGCTTTGCCAGAACACTTTGCAACTGAGTACCCAGACTTAGTAAAGTTTCTTGATATCTATTATGACTTTATGGAAAAAGATGATGAAGGGTATTCGTACTTCATTCAAGGATTATATCAAGCAAGGGACTTGAGCACAACACAGCTATCGTCACTTGACAATATTTTTAAAGAGATTGGCAATAACTCACAATCTGCAGACTTCTTTGCAGATCCAAGATTTATTGCTAAAGTTATTGCATCTTTCTATAAAGCAAAAGGAAGCAAAATCTCAGCTGAAGGATTCTTTAGAGCGTTCTTTGGTGAAGAAGCTTCTATCGTATATCCAAAAAACAATATGTTTATTGTGAATGATTCTAGATTGGGAACAGATTCTCTTAAATATATACAAGACGATAAGCGATATCAGATACATTCTATTCTAATTCAGTCTGGTATTCCTTTAGCCAAATGGAAAGATCTTTTTAAATTGTTTGTCCATCCAGCTGGATGGTATTTGGCTGGCGATGTTGTTATCGAGGGCATATATAATCTTAGTGCTTCATCGATGCCTATTGCATTACTAGATTCTGCAGCTGGCACAGCAATCTTTGAAGAAACCGCATTCGCAACACTTACACAAAATCAGTCAATTACTGGTATTATTATTGATGATAATGATAGCGATTCTCTTGCAGAAAGAGTGTCACTCATACGTCAAATTCAACTATTCAATACTCTTACTATAGCAGGAATTGCAGATCAATACAACTCAATTATTGAATTTGCTGACGAAAACTCACCTACATTCGATGAGGATTCTGATGGAATCATTCGCGCAGTCGATTTCTCTAATACAATAGAAACAATGGATATGAATAAATTTGATTACGGTAATCCGCTACAATATCAAGATTCCGCGTAATATTTGTTATAAATAGAATCAACACAACAGGAATTAATTATGGCACAACAATCTATTTCACTTGGAACATCGGCTAATGACGGCACTGGAGATACGCTCAGAGACGCTGGCCAGAAAATCAATGAAAACTTTACAGAGCTCTATGGTGACTATATCAGCATAAGCTCATTACAATCAATCGCAGCGGCAAGTGCAGACTTTGACGCATTTAAGACAGCAATCGCAGCACTATAAGTAGGACCTAAAATGTCAGCCATCATCACAGATTATTTTAAAAGAGAATTGGTCCAAAACATTTTTGAAGATGTTGCCGATTCGGCACAAAACTATTATATCGGTATCGGTAGATCACAGGATTGGGATTCTTCGGATACCCCAACAGTGCCAATCAATTCTCTTAGGGAAGAACTTCAGTTTAGATTGAATATGCAATCTGTTAAAAGAACCGCTGACGTATCATTTGTTGTTCCTCGCAAAAACTGGTCTTCTGGTTCGATATATTCTGGGTATAATACTAACCAGGTTGGACAGCCTACGAATTCACATTATGTTATTACTGATAACAACTCTGTTTATATCTGTCTTGAACAAGGTAAAAGTGCAAGCGGCGCGGGTGTTGCATCTACAGTTAAACCGACTAGTTCTGCATCAACCCCATTTAAAACGGCGGATGGATATGTGTGGAAGTTCCTATACACACTTGCTGCGGTTGATGCAAACAAATATTTGTCTGCAAACTATATGCCAGTAAAACTACAGGATGCTACAGATTCGGCATCGTCAGCTACAGCTATTGAACAATATTCTATCCAACAAGCTGCAGTTGATGGTCAAGTTGCTGGTATCACTCTTACTTCTGGCGGATCTGGTTATACTTCTGCACCGACGGTAACAATTATTGGTGATGGCGATAGCGCGGAAGCAGTAGCAACGATTCTTGGCGGATCGGTCGTTAAAGTTGAGATGAGGGATTCTGCATCAACAATCTTTAACGGAAGCGGATATAATTATGCTAATGTTGTTTTTTCTGGAGGAGCTGGAATAGGTGCAGCGGCAAGAGCAAATCTCTCATATCTAGGTGGATTTGGTTCAGATCCTAGAATTGATTTAAAATCAACTGCACTTATGTTTAACGCAAAGCCTTCGGGTGCTGAAAACGAAGATTTCATTATCGGTCAAGATTTTAGACAAGTTGCACTGATGAGAAATATTAAAAATGCGGCAACAGATTCTGATTATTCTTCAGAGACCGGATCAGCACTTGATTATATGACACTTTCATCTATATCAACTGCGTTCTCTCCAGATAGGACAATTCTTGGTGGAACATCTGGAGCAAAGGCGTATGTAGATAGATTCGACTCAGACAAAATCTATTATCATCAAACAGAAGCAACCGGGTTTATACCATTTCAATCATCAGAATCTGTTACCGAAACAGATGGTGCTGGTAGCGGTGTTATCGGAACACCACTCACAGTAGGTGATATAAATAAGTTCAAAGGTGAGGTATTCTACATTGATAACCGCGCTGCCATCGAAAGGTCGGCTGCTCAGACAGAAGACCTTAAGATTATCATCCAATTATAAGACAGGTTTAACATATGGTCGACCAATTAATCAAGAATACATTTAAAAACACATATAGAGATGATTACAGCGACAGCGCTGGTTTTCATCGTGTTCTCTTTAATAACGGCCGTGCAGTTCAAGCGCGTGAGTTAACACAGCTACAAACTATTATTCAATCTGAGATTACTCGCTTTGGCAATAACATCTTCAAAGAAGGTGCTGCAGTAAATCCAGGTGGTATTAGTGTTAATCAGATTGAATTTGTTAAACTTAATACAGCATCAAATACATTACCATCAAATACTTCGACTATCATTGGGACTGAGTTCACAGGTGCGACGTCTGGAATTAAAGCAACGATCGTTGATGTTAAAGTTGCTGCTGGTGCAGATCCAGCAACAATATACGTGAAGTATAACGACGGGCTTTCTAGCGGCGCTTCAATCAAGTTTTCTCCTGCTGAAGATATTGCAAACGGTTCTGTTACACTTACGGTACAAACCACAAATACAACGTTGAATCCAGCTACTGGTCGTGGTCTTTCAGGCAACGTTGCAGGTGGGGATTTCTACGCAACAGGACGTTTTGTATACGCACCAAAACAAACATCGATCATTTCAAAATACACAACCCTGTTAACTGATGATCTTGGTTTTAAGATTGTTGAAGATATTGTTACTGCAAATGATGATGTAACTCTTTATGATAACTCTGGTGCGCTTCCAAACACTTCTTCGCCTGGCGCTGACAGATACAGAATTCGTCTTACTCTTGATATTAGAAGTAATGTTGATTCGGATGAAAACTTTGTTTACATTGCCAAAATCAGAAATGGTATTATCGTATCTGATGTTAAAGCAGAATCAGAAGATAATTATAATAAACTTACAGACGTTTTAGCTCTTAGAACAAAAGAAGAGTCAGGCAACTATATTGTTAAACCATACACATTATCTTTTGACGACGATTCTGATGCAACTAAACTTGATATTCACGTTTCTCCAGGCACTGTATACGTTAACGGATATAGAGCAAATAAAGACTTTAACACGAATATCGTCGTAACAAAACCTAGAACAACCCAGACGGTAAACAATGAAGTTGCAGCATTTAGCATTGGCAACTATATCGTCATTGATGGGAATAAAGGCCTACCAAATGTAAACGAATTCGAACTTATGAATTTACGTTCAGCTACAGCTCATGGTGGATCTACTATTGGTACAGCAAGAGTTCGTGCGATTGAAGAGAATGGTAACGGCAACTATCGTCTTTACATTTTCCAATTATCAATGAACTCTGGACAAAACTTCAGAGACGTAAGAAGCATTGGTACTTCAACTTCCAACTATTCAAATTTGGTTCTTGAAAACTCTCAGGCAGTTCTTAAAGATGCAAGTAATAGCTCGCTTCTAGTAAGTCTTCCAACATCTAGACCTTCAGTATTATCCGATATTTCACTTGCAACTCAACGTAGATTTACAACATCAACGAACGGTTCAGGGCAAGCGACACTTACACTTTCAGCCTCAGGTGAAACATTTGCGAATACAAACGATTGGGTTCTTGCACTAGCAGACAGTGATATTATTTCTGGCGCAACAATTACTGGAGCTGGTACTACAACAGCTTCCCTCTCAGGACTTCCAGCATCTGAAGCAAATCTTGAAGTTATTACTTATGTTAATAAAGCAGCTGCAACAGTTAGATCAAAAAGCCTTGAAACAGGTGCTGATACAATTGCATCATTCGATTCTGATGGCAATGGACTTATCTATGCAAATCTATCAAAAGCTGATATCTATTCCTTTGACGGAATTACATTGTCGGATTCTTCTGGCAGATCACTTGTAAGTAAGTTTACTATTGATAACGGCCAAAGAGACAACTTCTATGATCTAGGTCGTATTATTTTGAAACCTGGACAATCGCTTCCAACAGATAACGTTGTTGTTCAATATCAATATTTTGATCACGGTGTTTCAGGCGACTTCTTTGCCGTTAACTCATATACAGGCGAAGTTGACTATGAAGATATTCCTTCACACACCCTAGCAGGTGGGACAACTGTTTCTCTTAGAGATGTTCTTGATTTCAGATCAGTTGTTAACTCCTCACAAACATTTGGAGCAGGAGCAGTTCTTCACGAACTTCCACAAACGAACGATACCATCCAAGCTGACGTTACATACTATCTTGGAACAAGAAATAAAGTTGTTATTACAAATAATAATGAAATCAAGTTTATTTCAGGTAAGTCTGCTATTTCACCAAAATATCCAGAAACCCCTGAAAACTCGCTTGAGCTTTATAGAGTTACATTAAACCCATATGTTCTCTCTCCTTCTGATTTGACCGTTGAAAAGATTGACCATAGACATTATACTATGTCAGATATCGGTCGTCTTGAGGATCGTATTGATAAGCTTGAAGAATTAACTTCTCTTAGCTTACTCGAACTCGATACAAGCGCATTGAGTGTATTGGATTCGGCTGGTCTTGACAGAACAAAATCCGGTTTCTTTGTAGATAACTTTGCTGATCACACATTCACTGATGTTGCATCATCAGAACACAGAGCTGCTCTTGATCCGGTTAACAAAGCATTAAGACCGACTTCAAGTGAAGATGCTATTACTCTTCAATACGACTCCGCGGCCTCAACAAATACGATTCTTAAAGGTGACAACGTATATCTAAACTATACACATAGAACGATATATGACCAATCTTCCGTAACAGGTACGGAAAACGTAAATCCATTTATTTTAATGGATTGGCTAGGTAACATTACAATGTCACCGTCAAGTGATAGTTGGATCGAAACCCAGTGGACCGCAGATAGAATTATTAATGGTGGCACAAGACTTGATACAAGCAGAGCCAACCTTTGGAACTCAGCTTCGTTTAACTGGGGTGGAATTCCTCTTGATCAACTTCAAGTTGGTTCCACATCAAGTTCCATTACTTTAGCTTCAAGTACTGTTGCTGGTGGAAATACTTCTTCAACCATACAAAGTGGAAATATTCGAACCACGACGATTTTTGCAAATTCTACAACTACTACTACAACCGGATCAAATAGAGTAGTTTCTTCCGAAACCGTGCGTGAAGTTGTTGGGGATAGAGTTATTGATGTTCTTGTTATTCCATTCATGCGCTCAAGAAAAGTGTATTTTAAAGGCGAAGGATTCAGACCTAATACAAGATTGTTCCCATTCTTTGACGATGTTTCAGTTGATGATTGGGTAAAATCAGAATCATTTGTAAATATGGCATCTGATCCAGTTGACTTTGGTAATAGTCTAAACGGAACCGTTGGACATCCAGACGGCGCATCAAATCTTGTTACTGACGGATCTGGAAGAATTGAAGGTTCATTCTTCATTCCATCGACAGCAGGTTTAAGATTTAGAACAGGCACAAGACCGTTTACATTATCTGATGTTACATCTGGATTAAGAGCGAACGGAACTTCATTCGGTAAAACGACATTTACTTCAAGAGGTACTATTGAAGTTAGACAAAGAGATATTCTTTCAACACGCGTTCTTACAGTTCAAAGTTTTACTAATACGACAACATCAGCCGATCGTCGCATTATTTCTACAGACACAATTGATGTACAGGATCGTGGAGATCCATTAGCACAGTCTTTCTTTGTTGCAGAACCAACAGGATATTTTGCGACAAAGTTTGATTTCTACTTTAAAACAAAAGCTGCATCAGAAGCAAATCCAGTATGGATCCAACTTCGCACTATGGAAAATGGCATTCCGACTGGTAATATCCTACCTGGATCAACTAAGTTTGTTTATCCTTCAGAAATTACAGTTTCTGATGATGCATCGGTTGCGACAACCTTTGAATTTGATGAGCCCGTTTACCTGGAGCCTTACAAAGAATATGCTGTTGTTATGCTTGCAAACACTACAGATTACTTAGTGTATATTTCTAGAGTTGGCGACTTTATTCTAGGAACAACCGATGCTAAAGTAACTAGACAGCCATTCTTAGGGTCACTCTTTAAATCACAAAACGCATCTACTTGGACTCCATCACAATGGGAAGACCTAACATTTAAAATGTATGGTGCACAGTTTACCGCAACAACAGGTATTGCAAAACTCAACAACGTAGCAGTTCCTTCCGAACTACTTCCAGCCGATCCATTTAGTGTCGATTCTGCAGATGCAACAATCACCGTTAATCAAGGATCTCACGGTCTTACGGTTGGTGATGATGTTGTAATTTCAGGAGCAACTACATTCGGTGGCATTTCTGCAGGAAGTATTAACGGCATTAGAACAATTACGGCTCTTGATGCAAATGGCTACACATTTGAAGCTGACTCAGCATCAACATCCGCTGATATTGGTGGGGGAAGTGCAGTTCTAGCAAATAAAAACATTCCGATGGATGTTATGATTCCAAATATCACGACTCTCTTATTAGATAATACTAATATTTCTGCAACAGGTGAGTTTACAACGGGTCAATCTCTTGCTGGGATAGAAACCGCTTATCAGAAAGAAAGCGCTGTTGATATTCCGATCAATAGAGAGATTGTATTCTCAACACCAAAGTTGATTGCTAATGCGTCAAATGAAACAAACAATATGGCAGGCGCAAAGAGCTTAACGCTTAATATTACAATGTCAACGAATAATGACTTTATCTCTCCTGTAATTGATATGCAACGTGCAACTGCTATTGCTATCTCAAACAGAATTGACAAGCAATCTGCATCACCTGCTAGTGGATTTAACGTTCCACTTAACTATGTTGCGGAGACAACTGCAACAGGTGGCACACACGCTTCTAAGCATATTACAAAAGCTATTACACTCGCCGATGATGCTGTTGGTTTGAAAGTTCTAGTATCAGCAAACAGACCATCGGTTGCAAGCTTTGATGTTTATTACAGAGTGTCAAACGGCACAACGCTGCTTACGGATACCGACTGGGCGCTAGCTTCAATTGAAAATAATATGCCTTCAGATGAAAATCCAGAAGTATTTAGATCATACGAATACCTTATCGGCGGGCAAGGCGGATCACTTCCAGCATTTAATCAGTTCCAAATCAAGGTTGTGTTTAAGTCAACGAATAGTAGTAAAGTTCCAATTATTCGTGACCTAAGAGCGATTGCGCTTGGTGTATAATGAGATTAGTTAAAGCAGATAACGGCCCCGGTATGGCAAGAGATTTAAATACTGGGGCTATAATCAATATAAATAGAAGTGAACTTGAACAAGCCCGTGAAGCAAAGCGACTGAGAAAAGCTAAAGATCAAGAGTTTGCGCAAATGAAAAATGATATTGATGATATCAAAAAAATGTTAACTCAGATTGTAGAGAAACTATAATGGCAAAAGTAATTGTAAATTTATCAGACACTATGGACAGTTTTGTCACTAAGACAAATTTAATTTCTACATATGTTGGTGATCTAACGACTCTGAACACAACTCAAGACTCCGATCTTGTCGGGGCAATCAATGAGGTATATGCGCTAGTTGATAATGACCTAGATTTTAGAAGTAAGATTAGCGTAACTGATGCGGGTGGAGATGGATCGTTATCCTATAGTTCTGCTACTGGTGTTATTACATATACTGGTCCAAGTGCTGCGGAAGTAAGAGCGCATATTAGCGTAACAGATGCTGGTGGAGATGGATCACTAAGCTATAACTCAACTTCAGGTGTTATTACATATACTGGACCAAGTGCAGCTGAAGTAAGAGCACACTTATCTGCAGGGACTGGAATTACATTTTCAAGTGGTGTTATAAGTGTAACTCCAGGAAGCATAAATACAACTGAATTAACCGATGATGCCGTATCAAGAGCGAAATTAAAAGACGAAGTAGGTCTAGTGATATACGATAATAGCGGCGTCGCATTAAAAACCCTATACGGAGCAGGAAGTTAAAATGGCAATTAGAACACCTTTAAAATTGGATGGAAGTAATCTTAGGGAGATGACTTCCGGCGAAATCGAGGCAATTCAAACAGAAGCCATTCGCCAATATGGCTTAAATCCATATGTTTACTTGTCAGTCGTTGCAAGTGGCGGTAATCTTGGAACTATTAATGATACTAGATTGATTGCAGGCGAGGGAACAACAGATGTAACAGACTACGATACAGAGGCAGAAACGCCGAACGTTTCTACTACAACTGTAGGATATGCTAGGATTACTCAATCAATTGACACAAGCTTAACTAACTGGACAAATGCGACACTTTCATATCCGTTATATTATGATGGTGGTGACCTAAGAGAAATGACCGCTGCTGACTTCGGGGATACTTTTATTCTTCCAGCTATCGATACATTAACTTCCGGCTACACTACTTCTGCACAAGCTGGAACATACCATATTTCAACAAGCTCTTCTGTTGCTGGGTCAACATTGGTTTCCAGCACTCCAGTATTTGTGGATACAAGAGCAAATGCCGGTGCTTATACTGCATCTGGTATTCCAGAAACTCAAGATCAACCAACGACTATTACGAATTACTATTTGCATAGAATCAATTCTGCATCTGAAGGTTCTTATCAACTTCCAGTATGTTATACAAAGTCTGGAACAAATCTTCAACAAGCCTCTGCAGACGTACTACGAAACGCACTTAGCACAATGATTAACTACTATGCGGCAGAAGTGACCGGGACTAGAATCAGATACAGGATTAACGGAACTGGTACTAACCGAGGTTCTGCTATGACTGATACGAAGCTAAATAGCTCTACGTACCTACAGCGCTTTGTAGATACCGACGACTATAGAACACAAGAAGTTCCGAGTGGCACAGCAACAACAATCTCAACAAACTACTTAAGAATTTACCAAGTTTAATATAATAAAAGAAAGTGAATTATTATGGCTATTTTTAGCGGTAAGGTTGTATCAGCAACCTTTATGGATTTTCCGACTAATACATTAATTGAGGTTCTCTATCAAGAAGAAAATGGATTAGTGCCGTATGTTCTTGAAGTGGATTTCACTTCAAGTGATTTTAACGATCTTTTACAAGATATTACATTAGAAGAAATCGAAACTGCTACACGAGCTATAGTTAAAGCTGAAGCTAATACATTTAATCAAATGATTAACAGTGAGATTGATCGTAGATGGGCTTTAGAATCTGAAAAGATTAAAGAAGCGTATGGGAAAGTCGATCAAGATCGGGAAGAGGCCCTAAAAGCTCTTCAAGAAAATTATAACTCGGCCTCTTCGACATACCTTATTACCCCAAAAGATTTGCTAAATAAGGTGGAATCTTTAAATATCGATACTGATTTTTTGTTCAATATGAAAATTGCTATTCTTGAAGATCCCATCATTTCCAAGTCAAAAGATAAAGAACTTAAGTTGTCAATCAGAAAAGCTAAATCAGTGTTTGAGCTATTAAGCATCTATAGTGCGAGAAAATTAGACCAAAAGGACTAATAATGTATAATGTGATATGTGTCAAGTTTGGCACAAAATATAATAGTCAATATGTCAACAAATTATACCATGATATTAAAGCCGTAGCAAAATCGGACTTTAAGTTTTATTGCTATACTGATGATAAAATTGGTATAGACAAAGAAATCATTATCATAGACCCATTACCTAAACCCACTTTAAAAGGTGTCTGGAACAAACTTAGATTGTTTGATCCAGATATGCCTTTTAAGGGTAAAACTTATTTCTTTGATCTTGATGTTAAAATCTGCAAAGATCCCTTTATTCATACAGAAGAAAAAGACTGGGAAAAACTTACTCTTATCCACTCTCATTGGAAAATGGGGAAGGTGTATAACAGACTTTCAAACTATGATGTAAAAGTAAATAGTTCTATTATGTCTTGGGACACCAATAGCAAAGATATTAATAATTACTGGACTCATTTTAATACTGGCTTTAGAGACTACTATTTACGGAAATATGTGGGTATAGATAGATTTATAGTACATGAAGATTTTGATTATTTTACATTTGATAATCAATATGTACAATCAAAGAAATATCAAAAAGAAATTGATTATGATCCATGTGTAATCACATTTGAGGAAATTGACGTTGAACTCAGAGATCTTATATAGAGCACTAAAGCTTACTGAAGAAGTTTATGATGAATCGATGTACGGTATTGATGACTTATATCGCATTAAAGATATAGGTCACTCAGTCGATATTAACCACTGGAAAAGCAAAGAGTGGTTAGCAAAAGAATTCCACAAACATTACAATCATGACGCCGGACATTTTTATGTTGCTGGCGGGTGGTATGGTATGGCAGCATATCAACTAAGACAAATGTGGCCTGATATTGATCAGATGGCTATCACTTCAGCTGATATGGATCCGATGTGTGAAGAATATGCATGGAAACTATTTTATGACAGTAATATTGATTTCATAACTGAAGAGGTTGATGCTGAAATAGATTTATCGAAATACTCTGCTATCATTAACACAAGTTGTGAGCACATGGAGCAAGAGGATATTCTTTCTATCATTAAGAATAAACCTAAGGATACCTGGATAGTATTTCAGAGCAATAATTTTGTTGATCTTACAGCACACATTAATTGTTGGCCAACAGTAGATTTATTTGCAGAAAGTCTTAAGTTAGATTATGTTGCATATGCAGAATCTTTAGACTTAGGTGACTTCAAAAGACATATGGTAATTGGTAAATGAAAAAGGTAGTTTATAGCGTATTCATTGATATTCCAGAAGATAAGTTAGATAATCCTGGCTGGTTTGAAAATGACGTTCAAGTAAAAACTGATAAGAGTCTTCAAACCAAAAATGCGCTTAAGGAAAACTATGACGGAATTGTAGCAAGACAGAAACAATACGCAGAATCGATTGGTGCCGATTATCATCTATATGAAATGGATGATTACTATAAGGATTTTGTTGCCACTTTTGAACAAGAATATCCAGAAGTTTCACACTATGATATAGTTAATTTCTATAAGCATTGGACCATGGCAGATATGGCAGTATTATATGATGCAGTATGTTATATTGACTTTGACGTAATCCCAAACACAACAGACGATATTTTTGAAGCGCATGATTTGACTAAGTTTGGTTGTGCCCATTCCAATAAACTAGCAGAATGGGGTAAGTCCGTATCTCCTAAAGATTATAACACTTGCATTCGTAACCCATCTACAAAATATTGGAATACCCACGCAATGTTGCTTGAGGATGGTCTAGATCCAGATAATGATGTATTTAATACCGGAATTATGGTAGCTGGATCGGATGTTATTAAGAAGTTGGGTTACTTTAGAAATATCAGAGCCAATCTAGATTTTATGACCGAGCTTAAAGAAGATCCAGTTTCAATGTATCCTCACAACATTCAACGTGTATTTGGATATGATAATGAAACTCTGTTTTCATATTTGGTTCATTCAAAGTCTATCGATATTCAATATCTCAACGGCCCTTGGCATTACATTATTGATGAAAAATTCGATAGTATGAAGCGAGCGGATCCTAGTGCTAAGATGTATCACTTCATTAATAAGAAAATGGAATGGGTTCTGTGAAGATATTCTGCGTAAGAATAGGAAACAAATATGGACCTGAGTACGAAGATTATATTAACTCAAAGCTAAGCAAGCATGAGGTAACCTGGATTCGTGAGCCTTTTCACCCGCACGTTCCTTTGCAGTGGAATAAGCTTCAAGTGTTTAATATGGATATCTATGAACCCGTAATTGTTATGGACATCGATAAACTGCTTATTAACGACTATGAGGACGTAATCAACTATCCATGCGAGAAGAATGAATTTGTTTCTATTCCATACTGGTGGAATTTTAATGGCACCCCATTTAAGATGAGTGGTGGATTCTATAAGTTTTGGCCTTCAAGAACAAAACACATTTATCAAAAGTTTATGAGTGATATATCTTATTATACAAACTACTATATCAAAGCTGGATTAACAAATGGTCCAGTGAATGGCGAGTTTATGTTCGTTCAAGACAGTCTATATGGAATGGATCTAAAACTCATGCCCGATGCTTGGTTTACCCGCTGGCTAAGTTCAGATGATAAAGAAATGTGCGCTAAACTAACTGATAGATATTATGAGGTTACTGGTAATGAATACATCTATAATGGACAGTTTCATCCTGACTTAAAGATTGTTCACTTTACAAATAGTATGAACAAGCCGCATGAATGGAAAGATTATGACAGATTTATCTGATAATAAATTGGGCATAAAATGCCAATGGATGGAAATTAAACGCGCATTAATAAATCATGAAGGTCAAGTTTTTCCATGCTGTTACTTTGCTAATATAGAATATACCATATCAATTTTGGGAGATGATCCGAATGTATGGGATATTGAGCACTACGGCATTTGGCGGAAGGGTGACTATGTTGCTAAAAAAAATTATAAAACTTCTCTGCATGAATATATGGAAACTAAAGAAGACCATAATGTTTTTAACCATACGTTAGAAGAAATATTAAACAATGAATGGTTTACTAAAACCCTTCCAGAGTCTTGGAATGATGAAGATAAATGCCACAGATTATGCAAAAAGTTCTGTTCAGTAAAATCTGATCATAGAGTTGGTTTAAAAAATGAGTAGCGGCATTTCAAATTTTAATAAACATTATAGCAATAAAGAATCAGTGATATTTTTTGAACTGACAACCCACTGTAATGCGGGATGCCCACAATGCCATAGAACGAATAGAGATGGTTTGGGAAAGGCAGAATGGATCCCATTAAAACAGTGGACATTAGATAAATTTAAAAAAGCATTTCCGCCAGAAACGTTAGATAATATTAAATGCATGGAGTTTTGTGGAACGTGGGGTGATCCCATGATGTGCAAAGACGTATTTGAAATTACTGAATATATTTTAAATGAATCAAATGCAAATGTATTGTTCAATACCAATGGTAGCATTAGAAATCCAGATTGGTGGTGGAAATTTGGTTTATTAGGCAAAGATCGTATGACCGTTGTTTGGGCTATCGATGGTTCTACTCAAGAAATGCATAACAAATATAGACAAAACACAAATTTAAGCTTAATTATGGAAAATATGCAATCATTCACTGCAGCTGGCGGCATAAGTGTAACATTTACCATCGTGTTTAAACATAATCAAGCGCATTTATATGATATAGCAACTCTAGCAAAAAATAATGGCGCAGTGTCAGCAACATTTGTGCAATCAAATCGATTCCGGGAGGGAGAGCCCCAATATCATTTTATAGATAGTAAAGGTGAAAGTGATTATTTAGAACAATCTTCGCTGAAAAATGACAGGGATTTTTATTGGCAAAATTTTAATTTAAATAATGAAGATGACATTAAAAAAATAAAACAAGAATCTAAAGATGGTATATCATGAGACTCATATCAGATGAACAATTTTATAACTATGATGAGTTATATAATAAAAATGAGTTAAGTCTGTGGCTCGACATTTCTACACACTGTAATGCTAAATGTCCTCAATGCCATAGAACGGATGCTAATGGCTTACAAAAAGTCGATTGGTTA